CGCGGAACAGTTGACATTATTTCCGGCGGATTTCCTTGCCAGCCATATAGCGCAGCCGGAAAACGACTGGGAAAAGAAGACGAGCGCCATTTATGGCCGGAGATGCTTAGAATTATACGAGAAGTCCGGCCGCGCTGGATTGTGGGCGAAAACGTTTTCGGCCTTGTTAATTGGTCGGGCGGACTGGTATTCGATGAGGTGCAATCTGATTTGGAATCTGAAGAGTACGAAGTCCAGGCGTTTGTACTTCCGGCTGCGGCCGTTAACGCCCCACACAGACGAGATCGGGTTTGGTTTGTTGCCTACGCCGGTAACAATGGATCAATTACCGCCGAAGTCAGACAAAGCCTGGGAGAAAGAAATGACAGAAACAAGGCCGGGAAGAACAAAGCCGAGCAATTTGCGGGACGTTCCGGCGCGGATGCCGGGGCTACTGCCAACACCACAAACAGCACCCTGCACATACGACACGAATTTGCAAAAATCCGGGGACGGAAGAACGAAGCCGAACAAGTTGGGGTGGGCTGCAACGTTGCTGCCAACACCAACGAAGAGCGCCGAAAAGGACAACAGCGCAAAGGAAAAAGAGCGCAGGAATACGAGCAGCCATTTACTTCCGAGGTTAAGGATGCTACCGACCCCGCGCAAGCAAACAGCGAACAGCCCGTGTCCGCACGGACAAGGCGGGATGGGGTTGCAGGAGGCGGTATTTGGAATGATGCCAACGCCCACGAAGCAGGATGCAAAGAACGCCACGCTTCCGCCGTCGCAAATGGATCGGGATTCAATACCGGGCGCGATATTGAGAACTGGAACGAATGGACACTTGAACCCCCGATTTGTGGAGTGGATGATGGGGTTCCCGCCGGATTGGACAAAAATAGAAACAAACGAATCGGCGCACTTGGAAACGCAATAGTTCCACAAGTGGCGTATCAAATATTTAAGTCAATAATCGAATACGAATCCTTAAAATAAGATGAAAACACGATGCTTAGTCCGTGTTTTTGCATAAAAATTTAAACTATGAAAAAGTGCAAAAAAATCTTTGAGAATAAGTAAAGGCATAGTATCTTTGTGCCATTCATAAATGTTAGTTCGGATGTTACAATGGCGTAGCAATACGCCGCTGTTTTGAAATCGCGGAGTAGTTCAAGTGTGAGAACCCCCGACTGCTAATCGGGAAATGCAGGCTCAAATCCTGCCTCTGCGGCCAAGGCTGTATCTGGAAAGATTATGGCCGCCGCCGCCGGACGGTTTAATCCGGCAAACAGCCTGAATGCAGCCGGCGGGGAAGCGGCGCTTCAGTAAACCTGAAGGACGGTTTTGCATCACGGGTTCAACTCCCGGTTCGGGCGCAGGTTTAAAGAGCTGGTGTACTTAAATAGGTACTCCAGCTCTTATTTTTTATCGTCCGGAAGACGGGGCAGCCTTGGGATGTAGGATTCGATCCGGTTCCATATATCCAACCCGGTGACAACAGCAATGTTCTCAAGATTGGATTTAAATTCGGTCAGCGAGATAACGCCGGACGCTATCCAAACAAGGTCAAAGTTTATGCCTTTAGGGATAAAATAAATGGACGCTACCAAATGGCTCAAGAGGATAGCCAGCGTATAAAGCAGTAGCTTCCACACAGAGCGCTTCATTTTAGAAGACTGTATTTTTTCATGGCGCGCGTGCTTTGCCGCTATCAAACCCGTAATGAAGTCCGATACGACCAAAACAAAAGTGGCCAGCACAAACCATTGGACAGGGGCGATAACAACCCACAGCGTAGTCCATGCGCCAAAAACAAAAGACTTGATGATATTCATTGATAGCGAGGTCAGCTTATATTTCATGGCAAATATAAACGTTTTACGGGTGACTTGACTGAGACGGACTAAAGTACACGTCTGCTGAAAGAAGCCTGTAATCTGCCGATCCGTTTACCGTTTCCATTGTTATAACCATCACTTCGCCGCGAAGATTCCTACCCCGGAGCAAAGCAGCCTTTTGCCTTGCGGCATTCGCTATCGAATTAGATATAGCAACAAATTCCGCAGCCGAATCGTACATATCTCTCATAAAGTCCGCATTCCACGCTCCTTCATAAGATTCCCAACGTTCTGCGCGCAGGCGGGAGCGCATACCGTTTATATAGTCGGGATACGCAGCCGGGATCACTATGTCCGGGTATGTAACCGCCCGGTTCGACACTACCCGTGTAGCCCAAAATATTTTCATAAGACGGGGATCTGGGTTAGCCACAAACCGTATTTGCGACTGATACTGCACACCGTAAAAATTATTCCGCGTTCCGCTTGTGTTGTGGATGTACAGTTGCCCGTCTTTAAACGATATGAGGTATTGACCTATTTCGCCGTATGCTTCCGGCGTAAAAGAATACCTTGTGCTCCAGCCGTTTTTTAGCTCATCAAAGCCCCATGTTACCGTACCCACTTCGCCAAAGCCGCCGAGCGTCAAAACGTATTGACCTAACTGTCTGTCAAATCCTCCAACAGACGGAGCGGCGTTTGCCAGCGTCAGACGTTCTTTTCCATAAGCCCGCCATGTTTTTACCGTTTTGGCATTGATAGGGTTAACGCCATTGCGCGCGTAACGCCACGGAATGCCGTTATAAGCGTCCCACCAGTATGCGTAGCCGTCTTGTACTACAATGGATTCCGGGTTCTCACAGCCCGCATCTACAACCGTTTCGTCGGCTATATTCAGTATCGAATCGGAGCGACCTACATTGTAGTTGCCGGACAAATCCTGAAGGCGACCCTTACCAATATAAACAGGCTGCAACTTAAAGCGACACCAGGCCAGCAATACGTTGTGTACAAAGGCAATCTTTTTGATAGCGCCCCACGCCCGGTTAATATCGTTATAGTCGAGCGCCATGAACGACGACGTTCCGTTTATCTTTGTGTCCGGCAGGAACAGATCGGAGAAGCGTATGCGGTTGTAGTAAAACCGTTTGCCAAAGTCTTTATTTTCAACGAAAGCGCGACCAAGGTCGGCGCAGCCGTTTAACCTGTTTACGGCAATCGTTGTATGTTCCGTATATGCGCGCCGCCCGCCGGATCCTACCGTACTCCACGTTTCGTAGCGCCAGTATGTGTCGCCCCAAACAACCTTCCCCTTTGCCGGAGAAACTGACTGATAGGACGACCCTACAATAAGGTCAACGGATTGATCCTGCAATGGTCCGGCGTGTGCGCGGTCGGGTTCGCCCGGATCAATGATTTCGTAGCGCGGACTGATTTCGTAAAATATTTCGTTCGATGCCTTATTCGGACTGATAAATTCAATTACCCATTCCGGCTTGATTTCCACACCGATTTCAATGGCTTCCACAACAACGTAGTAGTCAATGCCGGAAACATACCGCCCAACTACAGGAAGTTCGATGATGGAGCCGTCCGGCGTCAAACCAAATCCGGATTCATTTACAACGAATCGAACGCGATCCCCGGTTTGCGGTTCATATCCGCTTTGCTCGCTATTGCGCTGAAAAAACAACACAGCGTCAACCGTAGCGTTTTCATCCAACTGTCTGTTGACCTTGATAAAGATATGCGTAGCGTCTCCAGCCGCATAAGACGTTGATACAGGCGCTGCGTCAACGTCTGTAATCCTCATATACGTCACCTGATCGGTCATCCATTGGATATAGCGCTGATAGTACGCCTCTTTTGTGATGCCGATAAAGTAGTGGGTAGCCCAGTCCGGAGGAATGGAATCTATTTCCCAAAACACGGATTTGGGGTATAGTTTCTCACTTGTTGTCGGGAACGGCATACGGAACTCCGCTCCAAATGAAGCGCCGCACGTCCGGCCAATATCGTCTTTATAGATAACGCAAAAGCGATACACGCCTCCAAGTTTAAGGAAGCGAAAGTCAATAGACACACCGCCCGGAGCAGGGATGAGCGCAGCCACAACAGTAGGCCCCAAATTGACAGCCGTATTGATCGTTTGCGAAGACGGCTGCGTAAATGCGTACTGATATGAATAGTCGCTTGGATATGTTAACAAGGGCGATATTACGCGCGTTTGCCCGCCCGTATTCGCATATACGGTTATAATTGCAAGACCTAATTGCGACGTAAGTTCAAACCTGCCGCCCGATGTTCCGGGTATTTGGCAAAGCACGCCGGATAGCGGATTGGAATTGTCGTCAACAATCTGAAAACTAACATCCGCGCGGTTGTCTAAAGACCATTGCTCCGAAGTATTGACAAACAGAATCTCTCCTGAAACCTGATTAAATTCATACACATCCGGCGCTATCTGAGAGATTGTAACATTCTGTCCGTCATTATCTAATCCACGCCATACGCGCCCTCCAATTCCGGAATTTTCACGATATACGTTTGCGTCCGGAACATCCGCACAGATAACTACAAAAGATTGCGGCGTTCCAACCTGTTTTAGAGACGAATAGAAATAGCCATTATGATCGCAAAGTACGTTTTCGGTTATAGCCGCGTGTGTGATTGACACCTGCTGAAGTTCAACATTTAAGGCGGCTTTTCGCGCATTGAAATCATCATCTCCGCCAGCGTCTATAATGTAGCCGGCCAAAAACTGAATAATATTTCCGTCCGGGTCGGGGCCAAAATCCCATCGTAATGCGTGCATATTGCGCACTTGTACAGGCCCGTATCCGGGTTCGGTATCCAAGTCAAATTCGGTTGTTACGCCGGTCAAATCTAAAATGCGCTCATACCTTTTTCCGTCAAAAGCAACAGAGCCGGCCACGTCAATAGTCGGAGCGGAACTTCGCTGCCATTCTTTGCCGTTTTTAAGGTTGTGGCGCGATCCGTTTAGGTCATCAAACCTGCAATAGGGAGACGCTACACGCAAGATATATGTACCGCGCGGAACGCCTTTTATCTCAAAGTATCCGGTAGCCGTACCGGTATTGTCGGGGTTATTTGACACGGCATAGTAGTCCGTTCCTGCAAGATAAACAACAAGGCCGCCAATACTTTTTAGGTCGCTACCGGGAGGATACCACGACGGATAATCGCTTGTAAATTGCGGATGGTTGATTATTTCAACCGTCCCCTTGATTGTAATAAGGTTGACATCCGTAAATTCCTCGGTTGTGATAGTCATTTCCACACAATCCGGGCAGTCGTATCCTTCCGTATTCCCTGCCAAAAACAGGCGCGTTTTGCCTTTTTCGTCGCTTGACGTTTCAACGCCGGAAGATATAAGCGGCACCCAGTCAAAGTTTTTCAGCACCTGCGTATCGTCGCTCGACCCTTCGTCGCTTTCAACAGACTGATATAACCGATCGTTGTAGAACAGTATTTTTTGCTTAAGTATTCCAATTTCGCAAACCGGAATGCGCTTTATCAAAAGAAATTCTCCGTCGTTTCCGTCACGCCACGCCACTTCAACTTCACGAATAAGGGTAAGCCAGTCGGGATCGGTTAGCAGGGATTCTGAAAAGTCAACCTCAATGGCGTTTAGGCCATACATTATTGATCCGTTCAGGTCAACATTTAAAGCTACATGAGAGATAGGCCCCCATGCGGACTTTTCTCCGTCGTCATAAATATATCGCATTCTGAATTGCGCACAAAGTTCGGCAACGTTGTTGTAGCCGACATTCGGGTCAGAAACGTAAACAGGAACAGGCGGATTTGTGGGCGGTCGCTTTGCCAAATCGTAGTGTTGTTCCCGGATAATCCGGCCGTAGTGGTTCAGCGGAATAAGGATAACATCGTCCGGGTTTTTACTCGACGTAACGGTAAGGCGCTCATTCGTTATAACCATGTATATCGTCGCCTTGCAGTCACATATATCGTACTGCATACGAGTACCCTGTTTTCCATCTACAAGCTGGCTGAGCGAATCCATAAGCCACGCCAGCCCTCCGGCAGGGTCGTTCTGATAAGCGCCGTCAGAAGTGAACGTGTAAGGTCCTGCAATGTTAGAGCCGTTTACGTCTTGTATCCTGAAAGTATAGACAGCGCCGGGGGTAAACTGATTTTCTCCGGGGGCGCCGGCAATTAGCTCATAAGTGAACATTTTGCCGAGATTAGCCGCTTTGTCTATATTGATCTTGCGGGGCGGATTACCCTGATGATTATTGTTTCGGTCGCTCCAGCCGTCCGTCCATACAAGGATTTTGCCGTCAATGAAAGAGGCGGAATGTATAAGGTTATTCGCGTTCAGCGCACCTTGTGGCAATGCGGCAATTACGTCAATATTCCCCGTTTCCACGCTATATCGCAGTATGCGATGGTTTCCAAGGTCGTTGGCGATAAAGTATATTAGCGTATTCCTTTGCTTGTTTTCAAACGCGCCGATACACGAGTTGATCCCCGATGGGAGCGAAAAAAATACGTTTTGAGTTCCTTTGATATTTTCTGCCGCACCTGGAAACGCACCATAGCCGTTATGGATATTTAAGGCATCACGGTAGTCTTCGCGAGCAACCAAGTGCTCGTCGCTGTCCGTGTCAATTATGCCTGTAAAAATATTGCTTGATAAACCGCGTGCCATCTTTTACCATTTAGGGCCGCCTTTCGTGTGTTGCCGGAACGATGCCGCCCACTCCGAAGGATGCCTGCGATTATAAAAACGCTTTAGGTGATTCCATTCCCGCATAAATTGCGAGTGATTATAGTTTGCCACATTCGGGCGCGTACCCGTATCCAGCAAAGATAGTGTTCTGTAAAACAAAACCATTTCCGCCTCAATCGGGATGTTATGCAGCAGTTCCGCGCCCGGCGCTTGCACATACTCTACCACAAGGTTGTCGCCTGCATTTACAAGCATTCCGGCGGACAGTTCCAGTGCGCCCGCCTGCACATTATGCCGCCACGATCCGTAAGGGAACCGTTCCGGCATATATCCATACAGTTCCCCGTATTCAGCAGGCGTAAAAAAGAAGTTTTGAATGATACGCGCGTCCGGAGAAACAAGGTCAATCGTTTGTGCGGCTTCGGCAGAACAGTCGCAGTCTTCCGGCGTGAACGATGAATTGTTCTTTAGCCACTTGCGCAGGTGATCGTTTTCCCAAAGCAATACCAAGTGGCCGTTCTCATTGATAACGCCAACTTTTGTTATTTCCTGCACCGTGTTGGGAAGCGAAATGATAAAACTATCCGGAACAACGTACATTTCAGCCTTATTCGACGTAGGCAGGTGCAGGCCGATTTGGCTGATAGCCATACGCGCAAACCGTGCTACCAAAGCGTAGTTTGAATCGGATATGTCGCCACGGGCGGCGCATACATTCCGGATAATCGTATCGAGTGTTGTCGTATTCATCGAGCGTTATTATCGTTTGCATCCGCCTCATTGCTAATACCGGGAGTAGGTATTTGGCGTTGAGCCTGAAAGTATTGGACAGCCATATCAATAACCATATTCAGGATGGCCGTTCCGCCCGGCAGCGGTTCATCGCTATCAAAGTTTTCAATAGAAACATACGCCTGCACCGTGTGTTCACAAAGCGGAACGCTTGATCCGTACAGCCACATCCGGGTTTTCCTTATCTCTCCGTCCCTAACCGATTCCCAGCACGTCCATTGCAGCGCCTCTTGCAGCAAGGGGTCGGAGCCGAGCATGGCCATGTTTGCAACCTTCGCGTATTGCTTTGAAAACATACCCTTCGGGCATACCAAACCAATAGGCCACGTTCCCGGCAAATCCAATACCGGGTGCGGAAGATCAATATAGAATGCGCCCGAATCGTGCTTTTGCGGAACAGCCTCCATAACATGATACAAAGATTGCACCTTGTTTGCTACAAAGCCGGACACGCCGGCGTCACCTCGCTGTGCTGCACGGTCTTCGTACAACATTCTGCGGGTGGCGTCGGCGTGTACAATCGGGAGATACGCTAAAATATCCGCTATTTGGACATTCCCATCCTGGCTAAAGCTGCCCCCCGATACCCGAAATAATATCGTTTCCGCTATCGTCTGTTTGGTCATTGTTCTTTAGTTTCGCTCCGGAGCGCGTTTTTTGCTTATTGATATTTGGCGCACTTTCAATGCCGTTTTGAACTTCGGGCGCAACGTATTGACTGGTACGCGGAGCCATCACAAACTGGATAATCGAAAGAACGGCAACCAATACCTGTTCATTGATTTTCAATCCGCCCTCAGTAAATACGAATTTGGCAACAGCGAGAACGGTAATAATGGCAAGATATATTACAGGCTTCGTTTTTAGTGCGTCAATCGCTTTGGCCAAAAACCCGTCAATATAGTCGCCGGGAGTAGCCTTTTCAGACGGAGAAACAATATGGCCGAAGTCGCTTACATAGTCGCCGCGCTTGACAAATTCGGCCTTTATAGCCGTTCGCGGATTGTTGAAAAGCAGGGCAATGGACGACAGGATCGTGATGATGCCCGGAGGAACGGATACGGGCGACGCAGGCGACGCAAGGAACGTTTCGGCAGCAATAACTACCGATCCGATGATGAGCCAAAGCAGGCGGTTGGAAGTCTTGAGCGAATCAAGAAACTTGGAAATGATTGAAACAAATAATTGATTTAAGTCCATATTTAAAGTGTTTGTGCCGTTGTGTTCGCGGCAATGTTACGTTGAGATATTACCCATGATCCAAGTTCGGAATCGCGAATTGATATTCCGTAGTGGAGCATGAGCAGGTCTATTAGGTTGTTGCGCTCGCTGTCCGGCCACGAATACTGAATAGAACCCGTAGCCGTATAGTTCTCCTGATCGTTTGTTACGTCGGTAGTTACCGCCCGGACAGCAAAGGTCGGAATAGAAATGTACCGAAGGTCGGCAATATTACCCTCTTGTCGCGGCAGCATCGTCAAACGTTCACCGGAAAAGAAATGGTAAAACCGCTTTTTGGCAATACTTGGGCCTCGAACTTTTGATGCCTGCAAGTTCGCGATTTCGCTTTCGTGAACAGGCAAAGACGGGTAATACGAAACAGTTGTGCTTCCGGGATTGACGTTTTGAACATGGCCATATCGAACGCTTAACAGCCTGCCAAAGTTTGACGGGAGCGGAACAAGTCCGTTTGATCCGATATAGATAGGCCCCGGATTTGTGACAGAATCAGAATCTTGAATGAACGGCCGCATAGCCGTAGGAACTGTTTGAGTTTTATCGAATTGTGCAGCCCAAAAGTTCCACAACATTGTCTCACAAAGCCTGCTGATAGCGTTAAATTCGGCATTGGTAATGTACCCGCCTTTATCCTTTCGGATAAGGTAGCGAACTTCATTGTATATGTCGTTTACGTTTATCATTACAGAACCTGTGTTATTTCAACATTTGCAGTAGCAATAAATTGCCCATTTGTTCCGCCATTTGGAACAGTAACTACAATCTTTAAATTATCATTCGCGTCGTCGGCAGTTATAGCAACAGTTGCATTATTCATTGCCGTATCCGCAATAGCTGTTCCAATTTGTTGAACAGAACCAACAATAGATGTTGTAGTGCCAACCCTTTTTATAACACATTTGTATGAATGAGCAAAAATATCCCCTGCGTTTACGGTGCCGTCCCCTTGTGACTGGCAACGAATAATAACATGAATAAGCGCATACCAGTGAGTGCCACTAAAACGCAATGTCGGCTTAATAGAATCGCTTACCGAAGAAAATAAATCAAAGGATGTTGAACCCGATGTTGTCCTGTTGCGCATTATAATGCGCATAAATTGATTGCAGCCGTCAGCATTATTGTTTACACTACCGCCAGCCCAAGCGTCTGCTCCGTATTGATCTGCAACCGCGCCGCGCCCGCCTGCTCTTGCGTTTACCCCATTTGCGGTTATTGCATTAAAAATGCCACCAGTAATTGTGGAAAAGTTCCCGCCAGCCACCTCAAATGATCCGGAATCAAACATTTGCAAATCAACAGCAAGACTTCCTCTTGTATTGCCGCTTGTTCGCAACTGCAAGGCACCGGATCCTTTAGGAACCAGTACGATAGATGAGTTTGTTTGATTAGAAACAGCAGAAAGACTAACATAGGAGCTTGTGCCAGCTTCAGCAAAATGCGTGAGCGCCGTAGATGGAACGAGCGAAAGCAGAGCGCTTACACTAATTTTGTGATACACGTTTGCGCTTGCGTCCCAAATACCAATATGGTCTTGGTTTTGATCTACCTGATTTGCATTTAGGTTCTGCAAGTCTGCAATCGTGTACTTTGTAAAAAGCTCTTTGGGGGAAACCTTATACAGCTGCCCATCTGCATCGCTGCGAATAACTAAATAGTCGTCAACAACGTCAATGTTGGAGCCAGTAAGAACAGTAAGAGATCCAATATCCAAGCTCGATTGCGCCAAGGACAAAAAGTCCACCACGGTCATTTTTTTGGCCGTTTGCGTTGTGCTGTCAAATACGACAACAAGATCCTCTAACTGATCTATACCACCGCTTGTAAGCAACTGGAGAGCATCTATTTTTTTTCCCATAACTATTCAACGATTGCGATGGATTCCGTACCACCAATGGTTATAAAGGGACGAACAGAAGAATCGTCGCCGCAGCCGCAACTGCAATTCAAATACTCCTGCGCTTTTTTTAGATATTCGATAAACTTGTCGGACTTGTTACAGTCCAAAAACATTTTGGCAAACTGGAGCAGGTTCATTGCATACTCAAAGTTCGCCCGTTCAGCAGGCGTAAGTTGCGCCCAGCCGCCTTTTGCGCACGCTTTTTGATCCAGCGTTAGGAAGCGTTGCTCAAGACAGGAAAGTGTGTCACAGAGCCTGTTGTCGCATTCTATATCGGTATCCAAATAGATATTCCCGGTGTGCTTTTGGCTAAACCCGGCAGCGTGGCCGGTATTCTGCATTTCGGCAGCGCTTACACTCTTTTCAACCGTTGACGATAGCGAACTTTGATACGTTACGTTGACGTGCGTAGCCGTAACGTTTACGCTTGCAGTAGAACTTGTAGTTGGCAGCGGCGTGACGATTCCGGGAATAACAGGGTGGTTTATCGTCATTAACCTGTTAAGCAAAGTCCAGCCCGTGTAGTCCGTTTCGTCGAGTGCGATAAAGTCGCCGTTAAGGCAGTTTACCGTGTTGTTTACTTTGATAACCGAAGACCAAAGGTGGTCAACCGAAACAATCGCTTCAAACAGGTATTGAGCCGTAGCAAGGGTTTCGACGCCGGAAGTCACATTCGTAACATAAAACAGAAAAGTATAGACGCCGCCCTGATACTTACCTTCGGCAGTTTCCGGAATATCCGTAACAAGCACCAACTGGTTAGTAGCAGTATCCGGTACGGTAGCATCCGCAGCAACAGGCTTGCTCCTGAAGATAGCCCCTGCCGGGTTTTTTATAGCAATGCGAACAGCCCATGATTGACCAACAACGCCTTCGCCCCCAGCACGGATAACAATTTTGCCATCGTTTACTGAAGCGGCATCGCAATCAAAAACTGCATTGAAAATAAGCGCCATAACTTTTCTGTTTTATCGTTACAAAGATACGCTATTTTTTTGTTTTTGGCCGACCTTGCTTTCGCGGCGCTTCGTCTTCAACTTCGATAAGCACAGGCGGTTCCGTCTTCCGATCCCGCAATACTTTGTGGCCAAGTTTCAATCGCAGGGAATTGATTGTTTGAACCGGAGCGTCCTCAAGGTATTCGGCGTATTGCGCGCGCCACGTTGATGAGGAATCGGTATCCGCCTTAAACAATTCGTCGCCGATTTCGCCGTTTTCCAGCGCATATACCGCACCGTCTTTGCGGTCGTAATAAATGATTTCACGGCTAAGCGCTTCGCCGATAATCTCCTCGGTTGTGATTTCCCACGCCGCCGCCATAACGTCGGAACGGGAAGAACTTGTGTTGACCTTGGTCATAATTTGTTGGCGGCCGGCCTCGATATTTGACCAGGACATTGCCTCCTCCAAGATCGGATACAAGGCATTGTAGTTGTCCGCAAAGGCGTTATGCAGCGCCATAAGCGCACCCTTGATTCCGGAAATAACCACAATACGCTCTTTGTGCTGATCCGTGTCCCAAAACCATGCGGGCATATTGTTTGCGGTCGCATCCTTTTTTTCAATGATGATACGGCGATCAATGGCCAGCCGAAGTTTGCCCACCAAGTTGTCACCGGACGTAGCCCACGATTCAACAAATTCACGCGGATAACCGTCCAGCAGGTTGAGCAGGTTTGCCCGCAGGGGCGCTTCGCCCATTCCGGCGGCATTGTCAACACTAACAACGCCGGATTGCGTTTGGATTTTCAGAGAAAGGGCTTTTGCGCGAATAACGTCAATATGCGCGTCTTGGATTTCGTTTGCAATAGAGCGACGGAACGCTGCAATATGCAGAGTAGCCATAGCCTCTTTTTCGGCGTCGTAGAAGTAGTAACGGTATCCGTTACCACGATTGAATGGCGAAGATTGGTTGTCGGGGCTAAGGTAATACCAAACGTATTTGTCCTGTTCAGCAGCGGTGATGATTGCAGCGCCGCCGATAATATCCGCCATACGAACAGGCGTAAAATTATCCGTTCCTGTTTTGCGATCCCGGTTTCGGCTTTTGAAATACCGCAGGGTAAAGGAATTTCCGTTTGTGTCTGAAACTGAAAATTCCGGAGCAAGGCGCAAGGCAATGAGTGTTCTTTTTTGGCCGAATTCGTCTGTCCTTGTCCTGCCTTGAGCGAGGCGAACGTCGGCAATGGCTTGACCTTTTAGTTTCGGGATATTGAAAATCGTAATAAGGTCGGAGGGATTGATTGGTTGAGAATCGTATGTTTCCCCGTTGAGCGTTCCTGTAATTAGCAACATATAGAAAAAGAATTGATGAAGGAATTGAAAAAATGAGCCGGGCGACAAGTGCGCCCGGCCCATATAAAACTAAAAACCCTTATGCGTCCGGTTTTTGGATAACCAGCAGGTTCGGGCAGGCGTAGTGGCCGGCAATTTCAGAGATCATTGCTTTGCGGCGCAAATCCCATCCGTTCACCGGAGTGTCCAGGATGCCGCCGATACCGGCAACACCGGCACCGCCGAAGTCTGCGATTACGGTTTCGCGGGAGTAGTTGCCGAGCTGCTTGTACTCATAGCCAACGAACGGAACGGTAGCCCCGTTTGCGCGGTTTACGGTAGAGCCATACGGCATGAAAATCCGGGTTTTTGACCAGTTGTAGCCAGCAGCGCCAGCACCAACGGCCTCATTAAATTCCCAGATTTTTTTGAAGTGGATGTAGTAGCCACCCAGTTTCGCGCCCCGGAAGCCGGAGTAGAACACGAAGTCGCTGGATTCAAACGGCTGCATATCCTCCGCGGGAATTCCCGTTTGCATGGCCACGTTTTTCATCAAAGCCGGGGAAACGTCTTGAGAAAAGAAGTCTGAGAACACCTGCTCCGTTTCCACAAAAATGCCGTAGCCTTCGTGCGTAAACAGAACATTTGTTCCGGCCTGTTCCTGATCGTAAATACCGGTAATGGCATACAGGTCGGCGGTGCTGTAAGAACCGGCCGTGTACAGGTCTTCGTATCCATTCGTTTCGATGAAGTAGATAAGCCCTTCCGTGCCTTTCACGTTGATGTCGAAACCAACTTCGGCGTTGAACTCGGTGATGTTGTTGATCGGTTGACCCCAAAGGAGTGCGCCGCCGGCGCGCTTTTCAAAGCGGAACATCATGTCCTTGTCCAAACGCAGGAAAATGCTGCCATCCTGATTTTCAACCGGGTTGACAAACAGCTGGTTTGTGAGGTCGGAGCCGGTCGAACCGCAGGCCTCTTTGACAATTTGGAACGTGTTTGTGTACTTCAGCAGGCGGGGCAACACACCTTCCGGAATGTTTGAACCTTCGCCGTGCGCGTTCGAGGCGATGAAGTACGACTGACCGGCGGTGATGCTACCGGCGAGGTCAACCGTGCTGAGGAGCGGCGTGAGGGTAAGCTGGTGCGGATTAGTCGTTACGTTTTTGGACGTAACTCGGGCGGACTTACCGTCTGGCAGGTAGATGATGTCACCAATGCGCGGGTAAGACGCCTGGCGGGCAGCACCGGAAACGGTTTGGCTTGCGTTGTACATCATGTCGGAGCTAAGGCCGACAACAACGTTTGTGCCAGCGCCCGTAGATGCCGTAACAATCGTTTGGATTTTCACCAGGCTGTCTTTCCATTCGGCTTCGTAGTGGCCGGTGGTCGGGGCGTTTACCCCGCGAGACCATCCAAAGGCCTTCCACAGCAGGCGGATACCAGCCTCGTGGTTGTGGCGCTCATGGATGTTTCGCAGGATGGAAAATGGATTGTAGTCATACAGGGTGGACACTACCTTTTCGGTAGCGATTTGACCGCCAACAGATCCGAATTGCGCCGTATTGAATGCGCCGGGCGTGGTGATCGTTGCGTCGAGGGGGCTTGTTGCTTGCCCCGGATTGGGAGTATAAGCCATTGTTATATGGTTTTGCAGTTATCAATAGAGTGCGTCCAAAGGTATCGAACCGCTTCCTTTTCTTTGTTGCGGCTGGATTCCCGGAATGTTTGCCATAGGGCGTTGAGGCGGAGGCCCGGCAACTTTTTGTTGCAAAGCCAGCGTTGCTTTTGCGTATGCGTCACGAGCCATAGACGTCATAATGTCTTCGCCGTGCATCATCAGCAGAAAGCTTTTTACCAAGTGTTTGACGTTGTCAACTTGATCCATTTGAAGCGGGAAGGCCGTCGGGTTTGCCTGAATCGTAGCAATCGTTGCCTGCATCGCTTGGGTTAACTGATCCTTTGAGGGATTAAACTCAAACTGATAGTCAATACCCTGGTTTTCGTCTTTGAGAGCGAACGGAACCTTTATATCGTTTGCAACAACGGGGAGGACTTTGTTTGCCCAGCCATCCACAATGGCTTCTCTTTGTCGTTGCGCCTCCTGCGCGCGCGCAACCGCTTCCGGGTTTTCGATAGACACGCGCTCATTTTGAATTGAGGTGCGCGCCTTTTCGGCAAGTTCCCGGACGGCAACACGGTGTGCAGGATTGGTTTCATCGTAGCTATCGGGGCTAAACCCCAATTCCCGTTCGATCAGTACGTCAATTTCCTCGGTGTTATAGTTCGGCTTTTCTATTCCTTTTGCAATCTTGATTGCGTCAAAATCCCCGACCTGACTTGTATCAATCTTGTTAAGGTAGATGAGCCGCTCTATTTGATTAAGGTCAGCGCCGTTGCGCGCAACCTGGTTTATCTTTTCGATAAGCGGATTTGCAAACGGACTAACCGCCTGTTTCGCTTCGTATTCTTTAAGTCGTTGTTCATATTCGCTCAATTTTGTTTGAGCGCTTATGGCCGATTTCACGGCATCCAAAGATTCAACGCCTACCGCTTCTTTCAATGCCTGCTGAAACTTGTCAATAGGCACATCCGCAAAAGCGGACGGCATTTCGGTTTGAACAACTTGCTGCTCATTTGCAGCGGTAAGACTTGCTAAAATTTGATCGGCATTCCCAATGCCGTCGCTTGCTTGTGTTTCAATCATTGCGCAAAGATAGTTATTGTTTTAAATTATTCGATACAAGATTTAGTTGGGCATCCATCGTTTTCATATTTACATCGTGACGCTGTTCGGCATTTAAACGACGATCTAAGCCCTCCTCAATCATTTGTTGTATTCTTGCTTTACCTTCAAGTGTTGCCATTTGGGTATTTAGCTTTACCTGCTCCATGGCTTGCGCCGCTTCGGCCTGCGATTGCGACTGCTGTTGAACCATAGCCAAAGAACTTTGCTCTTGAGCGCGCCGTTGCGCGGCAACGTATTTGCTCAAAAAGAATTGCGCCTTTTGGACGTCTCCGTTCAAGACCATGTTCAACACCGTAAAGTATCCGTCTTCGGCAATCGTTTGGTTTTGGCGATTGACCTGCAATGCCTGAATAAGCGCTTGGATAATTTCATTTCCGGGTGCGCGTCGAACCACAACGTCAAAGTCGTGAAGCGATAGTTTTTTATCCAGCAATATTACCTGCGGGGTAAAGTCCCTTACAGGGATATGGTTTATTTCAATATCTCCATACAGCACCGCCAACTGATACTTTTTGACAATCATTGCGGAGATACGTTTTAGCATAACCGTATCCGCTTGATATTCCGCCGTAAGCGCACGGTTTGTTGACATTTCATACTGCGATGCCACACCGTTCAAAACGTCCGTTGCAGCCCCCGTTCCGTCTGTTACCTGATTCAGCCCGCACATTTGTTGCATAAGCGATATGGCATCCGTTACCTCCTGCCGAGCCATATTGATATGTTCGATAAAGGAATTTGCAATAGGCGTAACAGGCGGTCGGTTTGATCCTTCTCCGGGCAGGCCAAACTCGGATCGTGAATTTAGGAACATCCAGCCCGTGATGGAATAGACGTCCAAAATATCCATCATAGAAAACTTATGGCCGCCCATTTCAACACCGTCTTCAACTAAAGACATATCTAAGGTAGCGTTCGGCGGAGGCGGCATTTTAGCCAACGCTATGCGCTTCTTTTTAATGGCGATTTCCATATCGTCAATAACGGGAATAACCCGCTCGGTAAGGCTGGATTGACTTGTGCCGTAAATAAGGATAGGCAGTTTGGCTTGCTTCATTCCGTTTACGCCTTCGCGCACAATCGTGCAGTCGCGCCCGAAGTCATAAACAATATCCGTTCCGATGATCCATGTACAGCGATACACATATTGAACGGCTTGGTCAATCATTACTTTGCCCGCTTTTTTTGCGCCCGGCTGCAACTCGCTTGTAGGCTTTACCCTATCGAATATAAGGCCGCCGCGCGGGTGTACGCCATTCACATATCGTTCCGCTTCAGACGCAATAAAATACAGCGTCATTGTATATACGTCGAAACGGTCATACGGGCGATTCCTGTTTGTGCTGCTGTAATTTTCGCGAGCGCCGGAAGCCCAATCGTCCGCACTATTGTAGTTCCAGTACGATTTGTTGTTTGCAACGCCAACATAGTTTTTTGCAATCTCAATAATCTTGTCTTCGGGCAGCCCGGATTCCATGCGTATTTGCGCAAGCGTTTTACCTTCAACATATCCGGCAAAGTCAACATCCGCATGATCGTTCCTTGAGCTTATCCTGCAAACAAGGCGCGCCGGATCAATGTATTTGACCATTTGCCGGCCATCCGGAGCGGTCTTTATATGGCAAGCAGCAACTGACAAGTCAATAATATCCTCCGCCATCGGTCGGCGCACTTCGTCTTCGTAGTCTGAAAAGTCCAGCGTAGCCATAACGGCGTCGCGCATTATTAGCTCCATCGCAAACTGATAGCCGCCGAGATTTTTGAGTGTTTCAATATCCTGCGAATCCATCATCAAAGATTCTTTCGATACGCCGTCCGGGATCATTCCGGTTTCGCTAAAAAGATTCCGGCTTCGCGGGTCGGAGGCTAATTTGTCTGCAAAGTATTGACGCTCTTTTTCGTACCGCGCTGTTTTGTCAATAGCAACAATTTGGGGTTGATGCCGCCGTTCCATTACCCGGTCGAGAACTTTCGCCCGGATCGTTTCATATATGCGCGTGTTGTCCCACGATATGTTTACAAGGCTTCCTGATGCAGTAGGCGTTTTGATCTCTTTGTCCAAAACAGATCGGTACTTTGCCGTATCCTGTCGCCCGCGCGCGTAAGAGCGCAACTCATCAATATACCGCCCGGAACTCATACGGCCGCCATTGTTAATTACGGTTTGCCCGGAGCAGTACATTCCGTAAGCCCACTTTGCCCATTCAAGAAAAAACTCCTCTCCTTCGGTATAAAAGTCCGCAGGAGAAACAATTTTACCTTCGGTGTACTTTTTGTTGTACACCTCCGAAAACGGGTATTCTCTTTTATAATTTACTGCCATGATTTGAGTACAGTTTTATCGGCAAATCCGTCCATCTTTTGTTTGTGTTGATCTTACTTTTTGACCTTTCAAGTTTCCTGCCAAGAAGAAGGGCAAATCCGGCTGCAACCGTTAAGTCCCTTTCGCCTCGATTCTCTCCTGTAAAGTTTCTATAATCCTGCAACAAAGATACAAGTTTATAACCACTATGCCGTTCAGCAACGTGAGTCTTTATTGCTTCGATGTAAGACGTGATGATAGGGGTTGATGCTTTAGCGCCAGGGGTATTATCCAGCACCCCGCGATCTCTTACAGCAACGGCGTGCGGTTTTGCGGCAAGATAATGCACAAAGCCTTTGTCCTCAAGGTAGTTTATAATACCGGGTTTGTCGCGTTCGATAAACGCCTTGCACCCGTAGTATATCATTATCTTTAATGCGTCCTCATAAAATTCATACGGCTTCATAGGGCGATACCTGTATGCGCAAACAAACAGGTCGGTTTTCATTCTATCTACCAATACGATTTCGCCCTTCTCATTAAAAATGACCGGGTCTTCCTCCAGCTGATCGTATGGCCTGTAAACAGCAACAGCCCCGAATGATCCTTCGCGGACAGGCTTTGTATGGTCAATAGGGTCAATGCCAATCGCATAGCCTTCGGTATTACCCGGAGAGAATTGACCGTTTCGTATTGACCTTACATTCGGCATAGTTGGGTGCTGGCATATCTCAAGACGGCCTTTTGGATTTGGAATAAACATAACGTCCGAGCCAAAGCCGTTTTTCCATACCAAGTCTCCGTAATTGCTTTGCGGATCATTGTTCATAGCCCGCCAGCTCAAAGTTTCTATTTGGTTGTCCAGCAAAACAGGGAACAGGATACAGTCTTCAGCAGGCATAGCCAATGCCTCATCAATCGTATCCGGCATTTTGCGTTTTAGGCTTGCGACATCGTCTATGCTGCCTTGAGCCATAAGCGCGTCTATTTCCGCCTGCCTGTGCTTTCGCGCTTCTTCCGTTTTGTGGAAGCCCCAATCGTCAACTTCGGCGGACTTTTCAAAGTTTCGGAATACGCGCCAAAGCCCTGTTACCGTTCGGCCATTTGCGTTTAGATTTGTCGGATCGGATTGATTCCAAAAGTTAGTAGCCGTTCTTACAGTTGCGCCGCCAGCCATGTGTTCAACGGTCGAAAGCAAAACGGCTTTACCGATAATGCGTTTGCCGTTATTGAGCGACAGGCACAAGCGAACGATTTTCCATTGTTCCTCAACATCCATATCCGCAGGACTGATCTTAAAGCACTCATCCATGCGATACCGGGCAAGGCGTTTGCCGTCGTACATTTTTAGCCGTGTTGGCTTGTAATCTATACGGCTGCCAACGTGATAAAGTTTGGTTGATGGTCTTGTTTTTGAAGGAGGGTAACGAAATATTAACTCCTCTTTAGGAGCGTCCATCGCATCGTTTTTGGGGCGGAAAAAGAACGGCATTGTTCTGTTTGCTTGAACGATACGGTCAAAAGCTTGCTGCGCTTCGCGCTCAGTAACGTTTTGTTGGCCAGCCCATTGGTTCTTATATCGCGTAACCCATTCCCATTCTAAAAAGGAGAACTTGTCCGTGTCGCCCAAACGACGACCTTTTATATCTACAAGGCCATACGTTGAATCGTCGTTTTCTACCATGTCCCAAATCTGAAACAGCTCCAGCCCCTCCATCCTAAAAGTTGGTATTTGGCCGTCTTCCATAACCCAATAATTGTAGTACACATACGCAGTACCGGGAAAGTAAAACGGTTGCCCCTTTATAAGTATCCAAAGCCCGTGCAGCCTTTTATGCCATTCGGCAGCAACAACAGGTTTTTGATCTTTTACCTCCATGCTTTCAAGGTTTGCCGAAAGAACAGTTCGAGTGAACTTTTGGTCTTCATCCGGCAATCCGTAGTTCACCATCTGTTCAATAGCCGGTTTAAACGGAACAGGCACACGAAGGTCGAACCCCTCAATCTTGATAAAGTCTGAAGGCTTCCCCGGTCTTTTTACATAAAGATTTGGGGCAAGGGTTGGGATAGACGGGTGTATATACAACTACTTTTTGCTTTTGCCGGCCGCTTTTATGGCGATGGCTTTGATTTGTTTTTCGCTTCGCGGCTTCCCGTATGCACCGCGAGCGCTTCCCGTTTTTTTGTTGTCGGCCTTCAATTCTTTAATGTTTTTACCAACATTTTTACCAAGTGGCATAGTTTTAAATTTTATGGTCATTCAATATGTTCAATTTTTTCAAGCGCCCACATGCCAACAAGCAGCGGCACGATAAAAAGGCAGTACATCACCGCAAACACTGCTATGCAGATACTATTTCGGACGCTTAATTTTCTCACGGATGGACTTTTTCAACCGCCCAAAGCAAGGCGTTTGCGACAAAAGAAACGATTACCAGCCCGGCCAAAATCGGTAAGGCTACCAGCCAGGCTGCGCAATAGAAGGCGTTTTTAAAAAGTAAAATCATAAGCGAAGTATCATTGTATTTTAAGAATTTGAGCATTCGATGAATTGAGAACGTTCACCAAGCATTCAGCAAGCGCGTTAGTAAGGTTATTCGACGTGCCAAAGTAATCCACACCGCCCGCCGTAATCCGGTAGCGCCAATTTGAGTTTTCAAGGCGTTCGCCGTTGCTCGATTCTACCGCGATGTTTCGGAACGCCCACGCCTCTAATTCGGTAATTACAAAGCAGCGGATGAGATTTTCTCCCGGCTGAAAAAGTTCGGTGAAGATCGTGGCGGAAGTGATACTAACCAGAAAGCCGTCCACTTCCGCAACCGCAACGTGCAGTGTGCCGTCGGGTTCGTAAAATTTGTGACCGACTTTTACGTCGGTATCGTAACCTTTCGCCTGCATGGCATTGCGAAGGTTAGTTGAGCGATTTAAATTTGTCTTTTCAAAACGTGGCATATATTATTTTTTTTGATTAGTAAAATACTACCCGGACATAACCGGCACCGCCGTTGCCGCCTGCGCCGGAATTAAATCCGCTTGCGGACGCGCCACCACCACCACCGCCGCCGCCGCGTGTGCCCGCGCCGCCGTTGCCGGCTGCTGCTGCCGATTGTGATGCGCCGCCACCGCCGCCGCCACCGCCTACCATTTGCCCTTGTGTTGGTGTGCCGCCCGCTCCGCCGTTCGGTACGGAGGTTGTGCCTGCATTTGATTGTGAAATTCGGCTGTAGTTCCAAGCCCCCCCGTTTGCACCAGAAGCCTGGCTGTTAGATGTGTTAAGCCCGCTACCGCCACCGCCGCCAGATGGCGGCTTATTAGGACTACCGCCGCCAGCACTGCCGATGGAGGAGGATCCGGCGCCTCCCTGCGATTGCCCAAAGTCAGTTCCGTTTGTAGATGTACCCGCTCCATTGCCAGATGTTGACGTACCGCCAGAGCCACCATTCCCTGGACTGGCATAAGCAAGTATAACTCCGGTATTTGAATCAACACGCGATTGATTTCCATTAGCTCCGTTACTTCCGTTTGTATTGTCGGTAGTAACAGCCGATCCACCCGCACCGCCAGCGCCAACAATAACCGAAAGGGGCCCTGTAACGTCGGCCGCCCTAATAGTTGTACTTGAATATCCTCCACCCGCACCGCCGCCGCCGCCAAATCTGTTATTGCCATTATCTCCCCGCCTACCCGAACCACCACCACCGCCACCGCCAATACAAACAATCTCAATCATAGTAGCGCCCGAAGGTATAGCAAGCGAATAAGTCCCGGCGGTTCCGTAAACATTCACTTGTGGCGTAAACCCACTACCGCCGCCCGACGGGAAACCAATAAAATTTGTAACACCAGACGCGTCTAAAGTATTCGCCACTAACTTAACCTTAGTATCGCTTTCAATGGTTAATGTGTCATTTTCAACAAGCGCGTAAGTATTGCCGTCGGGGCTTGATATTCGGCTGGTGCCGCCCGTGTTGTTGATCGCTATTGCTTCGCCGTCGCCTGTGTCATACTGAAATCCAAAGTAGCCTAACACGTTGGCAATAGCATTGTTTGGCACATTTCCCGAACCGCTGTAAATCCCGCTGCTATCCACGCCCGGCCGCCAATTAGTTCCGTTCCATTCCAGCGGCGTCCCGGCGGCTGCACCCCATTCGCCGTTAAGGTCGTTCAGGCTTAGGGCTTTACTTCCAACATTTGTTGAATCCACCACGTCGGCGTCTATTGTCCATGTGGCGCCCGAACCGGAAACTGTTATGTCGCCCTTGTCGCCGTCGCTAACGCCACCGCCGCCTGTTTCGTCTGTTCCCGGACGCCAGTTTGTCCCGTTCCACTTCAATACAGAACCGGTTTGAACACCCCACGCGCCGTTAATATCGTCAACGCTCAATGTCTTGTTGCCGACGTTCGTGGAATCTACAACATCGGCGTCAATCGTCCATGTGGCGCCCGAACCGGAAACTGTTATATCGCCTTTGTCGCCGTCCGTCAAAGCAAAGCCGTTAAATATCTCCGAAAAGGTAAGCGCGGTTGAGTTTATTGTCATTCCGGGCTCCGAAGAAGTGGTAAGCCTGAAGTATTTACCTCCGTTTGTAGTACCCCTTCTGATATAAACAACAACCCCGCCGTTTAATTCATCATCTACATCTAAATCGGTCGCGCGCGACCAAGCGCCTGAAGAAACAACCCAAATACCGTTTTCGGACGCCGTATTTTGGTTTTTCACCAAAACGCGATTGTTTGCAAACAGATTTATACCGTCTATCGACTGAGTTCCGCTAAGTGTAATATTGCCAGTAGTGGCAACCAAAGCATGTAATTTGACAGTGCTTGCTGATGTTCTTATAGATACTGTTGGATTGCCACTTACACCATCTGCAGCACCGACACTAAGAGCGGCGGTTGAAGCGGCGTCGGTTGAAACAGCAATACTTCTTATTGCCCAAGTGTCTGTTGCGGTTCTTACCGCAATGCCATTTGCGCTAAGGCCTTCGACCGCGTTAAGGTCGTTTGCAAGTGCAAGCGTAATACTTCCGGATGTTGTTATTGGGCTATTACTTACGGTTATGCCAGCAGCCGGTGCGGTGATGCCCACCGACGTAACCGTGCCGCTGTTTGTCGCCGCGATAGTCACCGTCCCCGCGCCGCTTGTTCCGCCTGTTGTAAGGTTGATTCCGGCGCCTTCAATTAATTGCACTGACCCGCCCGAATTGGACAACGTGACCGTGTGACTTGTTGCGTCGGATGTGTTGGCGATTGTTTGCAGTTCGTTTGTGGCCGACTGATCGGCCGCCGTAAGGGTAAAATTCGGGTAATTGGAAACAACGGTTATGCCTGTGCCGGTTATCCCAACTGTTTGATCGGGCGCTGAATTAGTCACCGTCACCGTGCCGCCGGAGGAACTGGTAGATATTCCTGTCCCAGCCGATACTGCAATAACAGGTAGTGTCACCGTTGTGGCGTCGCTGCTCAAAGAAAGGGTTTGGCCGGAAAGTGAAAGATCTTGAATTTCGTTTGTGGTTGAGCCGTCCACTTCGGTTCCTGTGATCGTAATAGTAGAACCGGACGTAGATGCCGTATTAATGCCAGCACCAGCAATCGTAAAACTTCCGCCGCTATTACTAAGAGTAACGGTATTTGTAGCTGTGGATAGCGTTTGCAGTTCGTTTGTAGTTGACCCATCCGCTTCCGTTCCCGTAATCGTAATTGTGCCGCCATTCGACCCTGTTGTTTCTGTAATCGCCACAATGCCCGCACCCGCAATAGTTACAGCGTTTCCGGTTGTTGTGTTGGTCGTAATTGTGGCAGTAGTTCCCGAACCGGCGCCAACACCCAAAATACCCTCGTTTGAGGCCGAACCATCCGCTTCCGTACTGGTTACGGTAAAGTTCGGGTAGGTGCCGGTAACTGTTGAAATCCCCGCTCCGGTAATGGCTACCGTTTGATCGGGTGCTGAATTGGTAAGTGTGATTGTGTTTCCGCTTTCGGATGTTGTAAGCCCGGTTGATGCGGTTATAGTAACCGCTGTACTTCCGCTTGTGTTTGAGGATATTACGCTTGTAGTTCCTGTTCCAGCGCCTACTGTAAGACTGCCTTCGTTTGTGGCGGATCCATCGCTTTCTGTTCCTGTAATCGTAAGTGTGTTTGTTGTAGCGTTATACGAAGCCGTATTAATGCCGCCGCCTGCAACTGTTAATGTTTGGCCGCCCAACGCCTCGCTGTTTGTGCCATCGGAAATTGTCAGCGCTTCGTTTGTGGCGGACTGATCCACGGCCGCAATAGTCAGCGTTGAACCGCTTGTTGATAGCGTTATGCCGCTGCCTTGCGCGAAGCCAACGTCTGTGCCGGAAGAACTATTGAGCGTATAAGGCGAAGAGGCGCCCGTCCAACTTAAATCCGTCGAACCCGACCCGCCCGTATTATCCGAGGCCGCCGCCCACGCTGATCCATTCCACTTAATAACCTGTCCGTTAGATGCGCTGTTTTGGCCGATATCCTCGAAAAGAATTGAGCCGTTTAGTATTTTACCTGTCGTTACTGAATCATTGCGGATGTTCCAGTTAGCACCCGACCCGGATACTGTTATATCATCCTTATCCCCGTCCGTCACCCCGGCAGCCACGGTTGACCATTGTAGTTGACCGCCCGTCGTAAATTGCAGGTATTGCCCGTTTGATCCGGTTGTTGCAGGCAGGGTATAGGTTATGTCCGCCGACTGTGCGCCTACCTGAATCTGGGTAAAATTTGCGCCCGATCCGGTCGGTTCCAGCATCCGCAATTTTGCTCCACCAGTGCCGCCCCAAAGTTCAATATTCCCGGTTGAGCGAAGGCCGACCTTAGAAGCGGAAACCAAAACGGAAGAAGCCAGCGAAGGGTCGGCCAAATAAACCGTGTCGCCAAAATCGTCCATGATAAACGCGGTGTTGCCGCTCGGCCACTCAAAGCGCAAAAAACTATTGGTTGGTAGAGTAGCGTCCGTATTAGTAGCCACGTCGCCGTCGCCTCCATAAATACCATTCCCGTCCGTTCCGGTATTGTCCGCCGCTGCCGCCCACGCTGATCCGTTCCACTTAATAACCTGCCCGTTGGATGCGCTGTTTTGGCCGATGTCCTCGAATAAGATTGTGCCGTTAAAGATTTTGGCTGTCGTTACTGAATCATTGCGGATGTTCCAGTTAGCACCCGAACCGGATACTGTTATATCGTCCTTATCGCCATCCGTTACCCCGGCCGCCGTTGATGCAATCGTAATTGTATTACCCGATTCACTTAACGTTATATTAGAGCCAGCCTCAATCGTAACGTTTGTACTTCCGCTTGTGTTTGACGATATTACGCTTGTAGTTGCCGTTCCCGCTCCTACTGTAAGGCTGCCTTCGTTTGTGGCAGAACCATCGCTTTCTGTTCCTGTAATCGTAAGAGTGTTTGTTGTAGCGTTATACGAAGCCGTGTTAATGCCGCTGCCTGCAACTGTTAATGTTTGGCCGCCCAAAACCTCGCTGTTTGTGCCATCGGAAATTGTCAGCACTTCGTTTGTGGCGGACTGATCCACGGCCGCGATAGTCAGCGTTGAACTGCTTGTTGATAGCGTTATGCCGCTGCCTTGCGCGAAGCCAACGTCTGTGCCGGAAGAACTATTGAGCGTATAAGGCGAAGAAGCGCCCGTCCAACTTAAATCCGTCGAACCCGCCCCGCCCGTATTGTCGGCCGCCGCCGCCCACGCTGATCCATTCCACTTAATAACCTGTCCGTTAGATGCGCTGTTTTGGCCGATATCCTCGAAAAGAATTGAGCCGTTTAGTATTTTACCTGTCGTTACTGAATCATTGCGGATGTTCCAGTTAGCACCCGACCCGGATACTGTTATATCGTCTTTATCGCCATCCGTTACCCCGGCCGCCGTTGATGCAATCGTAATTGTATTACCCGATTCACTTAACGTTATATTAGAGCCAGCCTCAATCGTAACGTTTGTACTTCCGCTTGTGTTTGACGATATTACGCTTGTAGTTGCCGTTCCCGCTCCTACTGTAAGGCTGCCTTCGTTTATTAAGCTACCGTCAATAATGGCACTAACAGCAGGCGCGTTGTCATTGCTCAAAGACAAAAAAAGCGTATCGCCGCTCCTTAAAAACGTATCAATAACCTGAGCGTATTTTTTCAATGGAATAATGCCTCCAGACCGACTCAAGTACGCCGTGTCGTTTGTTACAGTTATAACCTGTACAGAATCTACAACGATTTTTTTTACCGCCCCATAATCCGGTAGTTCACGATCCGTAAACGGAGAGTAGTCCGCGCTGTATATGGCAGAATTTCCGGTAAGACGTAAAGACGGGTTTGCCGTATTTGTAATAGCGGAAATGCCGTCCGACTTAATAACAAGACGCGACGATCCGGACAGGTTAAAAAACAGGAAGTTTAAAGAGTCCGGGCGAACAGCCGCGTTTGTTCCATACAGATCATTCGGCGTAAAATCTACCAAAAATGAAGCATCCGTAGAATCAGACCTAAACTCAATTTCCTTTTGAATGTTTGCAACAACCGTAAAATCTCCGGTAGTTCCCGATCCGTCATATATACCCCGCGCGCCGGTAGGCCCGTTTACGGCATTTGTTATACGACCGTCGGCGTCAACGGTAACCGTAGCATTCGAGTACGTTCCCGGAGCAACAGCGGTGGACGCAAGCTCGGTAGCGCCAACCGCCCCGGCATCAATATTCCAAATTGATCCGTTTCCGGATACCGTTATATCTCCTTTGTCTCCGTCGGCAATCGTCCCCTTAACCTGTCTCCAAAGGCCGGCGTTGTAAAAGTAAAACGTTCCGCAAGTGTCGGATACAAAATACGACTGATTGCGCCCCGGAATGTACGTTGGAGCAGAGCAGGAGCCGGGCTTGATCTCAACTTTAAAGCCAGAGAACACCCACTTAGATGAATCGCGGCTCCATTGATAATAGTTCCCACTTGTAACATCCAAAGCAATTTCTGCCTCCTTTAGCGTATCTACACTATGCGCAGGAATCGAACCGCTGTAAATGATACCAGAACCCTTTAAGATACCCTGCGCGCCAGCAATGCCGCAGGAAAAAACAAACAAGGCAGAAAGAAAAAACTTTTGATTCATTGTACATTCTTTTTTGTTCCATACGGCCACCCGTATGTATTCGATTTTAAAAGATAATACTTTTCTCCAGCCAACAACCCGGCAGAAATAGCAGCCGAATCGTTATTGAAAAAAGGCAAATTATCATTTTCGTCACAACAAACCTGCGTTGTGCCGGACAAAGTATTTGAAAACGAAACCATACGGCCAATTCCCGAAGGAGCGCCGTAAGTGTTTGCGCTTGAAGTTTCGTATTGATCTCCAACAGCCAAGCCGCCGGATATAGCCAAAGCATCAGACCCGTAAACGGGAAGCGTATCATTGCAAATCAATCCGCCCGTGCTTAGCGTATCATTTGTAACAACCTTAATAAAGCCATAAGCAATTCCAAAAGCATTATCATCATCCAAAACGTATTCCCTGCCAACAGGCACGTTTGACGAAACAGCCTCTCCGTCGTTTGTAAAAAATTGTAAAACAACAAAGCAATCGTACCCGCAAATATTGATAATTTTAAACATTCCCGACGGCATGCCATACAAATTAGCGCAATCCAACAAATACGTGTCGCCTATATTAAGCCCCCCGGCTAATGCCGCCTCATCATTTATGTAATACGGCAACTGAGATGCCAAATCCGCAAGGTTTTGTGACGGCAACTTTACCTTATTCCCATAACTGATACTCAAACTGTCCCCGCTTATTGATAGCGTTTGGTTGTTTATAACCACGCTAATACTGTCCCCCGATTCATTTATAAGCGAAAGCCGCCCGGTTGTCGGAACGTAAACCATAGCCTCAATACTGTCCCGATCTCCACCCGCAGAAGACCCGTTGCCTCCAGAGCCGGTAGAACATACCGCAATGAGCAAGACAATCGCTTCAAAGGATTCCACGCTTTTCATGGCTGGAATATTAGTTGCATTCATCGCAATACTTGCTTTGCCATCCGATGTTTTCCGAATCGCGTCAATATGGCGAACGCCAATGCCAACAATCGTATTCCTGCCAACGTCGGTCGTATTTATAAGCGCTATTTGCCCGCAACTCGATCCTGCAATTTGCGCAGGCGTTTCAGAAACGTAAATAGCGCGCAATGCTGATCCGTATAAAATCAAAGACCCCGACGTAACAGGACGCACCGTCCGCATTTCGTCGAGGTTTAACATAACAGGCTTCCCGCCCTCCGTTGTCAAAACAGTCCCTTGACTAAACAACCGAAAGAAAAAGCCCAAGAATAATATGAATAAAGATAACCTTTTCATTTTTAAAGGTGGGCGCACAATAACTTCCGTTTCGTGCGCCCGGTAACGTATGCAGCAGAACTTCTTTATTCAACTTGTCGGAAAAGGCCACGCAGGCGAATAGCGGTTTTTCGGGTTCCGGCAGGAGAAGTAATTAAAACACGGAGGCGGCGAGCGTAGAGCGTCCCTTCGTAGTTAAAAAACTGATCTGCGGTTCCGTCAATAGTTCCAGCCGCTCCATAGTTAGACCAAATAGGCGAGGCTGTTCCAGCCGGATCGTTGGAAATTTGAAGTTGAACCGTCCCGGCGTTGGCGCCTGAAATCGAATCGGAAAAAACGATAACCGAGTAATTCCACAATTTCGTTTTGTCAACCGTGCCGTTGATGGCAAGCTCATAGGCCAAGGTCGTGTTTTCGGAAAGAGAGTCGCCGTTTTGAACCCAAGGAACGGCTTTTGATGCACCCGATTGAGCAGAAACAAGTCCCGCGCAAAAGAACGCAAAAAAGAAAAGGAGTGCTTTGAACTTCATACTACTTGTTTTTATTGTTTAAAAATTCATTCTTTATCCATCGCAAAATATTCCGCCCACCCCCCTATACCGTCCGCTGTTATTGTTTCCACGGCCGCGTCTACTACATAAGCATTCGGAAACAACTTTGTCTCTAACTTTTTTATTTCATCCTTCAGCGCCGGAGCGCTTTTTTGCACCTTATCGCGGGCATTCATTGCGCTCTCCATATTGTCAACAAAAGAAGTCAAAGGCAAACGCAAATATGCCATTTTTTCCGCATAGTCCATTGACAAACTCAACCACAACTCAAACTCATGGCTATGTACCAGTTTTAAATATTCTGTCATAACCCTCGAAACCCACCAATGCCGCGACAAAACCATCGTCCTTAACCTACCCGTAATTCCAGCCGCATCCAAACAAACCTTCATGCGATGATCCAAAACAACCTCCGAAAAAAACGGACTGCCCGGATCGCAAAAATACGCCACAAAGATAATCGTTTTATTCAAATCCTGCAAAGAAACAGGCTCCTCATCTAACTGACTAAATGTAAACGTATCAATACTGCAAAGGTTTTTCCGCATAGCAAGTTCCGGATACCTTTCCCAAAGCATCCCGCTTGCCTGCGGATCAATCCGCATCTTTGTCGTGTCAAATTGCAACACACCCGTTAGTCCGTCCATGATAAGATTTGCGGCTTGCTAATTCGATAATATGGCCACGGAGAAGAATAATCCATCGTCCGGTGCGTATCATTCTCAATCCTAACCGCGCTGTAAGGCCGGAAATAAACAGTCCGGCCAACCCAGTTTTCAGAAACTTTGTCCCGAAACCCAGGCCAACGCTTGTACCCCCTCACCGCACACCCTTGCACAATCACTTCGCCACGCGTCAAAGAATTTCGCCATTTGTATTTAGGGTCAATATGCGCCTTTTCGTCTTCCGGCATTCGCAACAAAAGATGCCCGTTCAAAGGATATAAACCCCCGGACAACTTCATAAGCTTTGCAACCAACTGATCGTAGCGAACATAACGCACACCTTCCGGCTGATCCAAATTTGGCAAGTGCTGCATCAGAACCAAGTCCCCAACAGATACCTCAACAGGAACATCGTACTCGCAACTACGGTGCGTCATCCGCTGAGACCATTCCGACACAAAGCGAGACTTGCTCTTTTTGTACATCGAACCAACAGCCTCTACCTCATGGCGATAATACGGAAGCCGCCCCGGTATGGAAACAACACGGGCAAGCAGGGAACGCAGAATGTGGACATCCACAAAATCATTGACCAGCACCCCCGTGTCCTTATCAAAGGAAACGTCCCCAACCGGAGCAACTTCAACATACAAAGACAAATCTCCTACCATGGAAACAAAATCGGTTTTCGTACAGCAACAATATCACAACTCTTTACACCCGATACAGATATTTTCTTTCCGGCAACACCGGAATACAAAACCAAAACGCCGGAACTGTCCGGAACAACGCACAAGTTAGAAACCCCAACCCGGACGTCCCGGAGAACATAACCCCGACTACCCGTGTAAACATACACATCGTAACTCGGAGCGGAAACAGCCCGATACACACCCGTGAAACTAAACACGATATGCAGGGCAATCAATAAAACACCAGTTTGCTGCAATCTTGTCATAAGCCTAATATTTTAAAGCAATATCATGCCAGTCAACAACACGAAGCCGGAGCGTATTCACTCGGTCTCCAAAATTAACCCCACATTCAAAAACCTCCATACTTGTCCTGGCATACACAATATGGTCGCCTACCTTATACCCGGCCTTTACGGCGTCATCAGAAGAAGCCACAATAATACCTTGTTCGCGCTCGCTTTCGTCACGCGCAATCTGAATGCCCGTAGCAGCGTCAACATGATCGTCAACGTCCGGAATAACCAACACCCGGTTCAATCCGGGCTGCATAGCCTTGAACTCCTTTTCAGTTACTATTATCATTCCCCAAATTTTTGAACCAACAAATACTCCGAATTGACCCACAAAGCAAGTTCAGCCAAAGCCAATTCAACAGCAGCCATAATTGCAGGAGCAGAATCAATTACCCCGCACTCAAGCGCGCTTACATTCATTTCGCCGGAAACAATGTCGTAAGTCTTACCGTAACCAAAGTCAACATTGTCCCATTCAACTTCAAATCCAGCATTGTTACACACCGTCTTCAATACACCGTAAAAAGCGTGACCAATGGCATCGTACACTAATGCCTCCTCCGACCAAGCCGTTGCGTGAATTGAGAAAATCTTTTCGGCAACACCGGCCAAAGCCGCTCCGCCACCAGGCAAAACACCGCCGTTGATAGCCGCTCGCGTAGCCCGCCAAGCATCGTCAACAACTTCCTGATAGTAGAAGCCGGAAGATTGCGTGGAAGCCGGAACGCGAATCAATCCAACACCCCCCGTCACCGCAGCAATGCGTTCACGCGTCTTTTCCTCCAGTTCCGGATGTTCCGAAATCGAAGCCTCCAACCGTTTTACATAGTCCCTTACAGACGCATTTTGGTCGTCCGAAGAAACAATCGTTACGGATTCCGTAGTAGCAACAATCGAAGCCGCTTCGCCAAAGTCCGAATCTTTGATCTTAGAAATCATTTTACCGTTCATCTTGCTAAACAACGTAGCCCCGGTAACAGCGCTAATATCCGCGCAGGTATTTACGCCGCCAGCACCAATGCGAACCAGCCAAACAGGCGCACGGAATGTGTTGCCATCCGAACCCTTTACAAAAGGCCGGAGCAACGTAGCGCGGGCAGACCCTTCGGCAGACAACACAAATACCACCAGCGGGCGGTTGTCGCCAAACTTTTGCGCTTCCGCCAAAATAGGGGCAACATCCGTCTTGTAGTCAACCAAACCCGTTTCGTCGCCAACAACTACCACGCGGGGGTTGTCTAATTCGAGGCCGCGCCGACCATTGTATTGGTCAATGCCGTACACACCACCCTGGAACTTGTAGCCCGGAACGATTACCGCTTCAACACCGGGCTTGTCGTGGTATTCAACCTTGACAGTCCCATCCGCTCCAATCTTTTCAATCATCGAACCGATAACAGACCCGATTTCACGATCCCCAGCAGCGCAAATCGTTGCAACGTTCTCCAAGTCCTGACTTGTAGTGACCTGCAATTTGCGGTTTTCAAGTTCGGACAAAGCAATCTTTGAAGCCTGCCGAACGTAATATGCAAGACGGCTTCGATTCAGGTCCGGGTAATCCTTAATAGTCTTTTCAAGAGCGAGAAAAGCGCTGCCCAAAATGACCGTAGCCGTACTTGTGGCGTCGCCAGCCCGACGGACGACAGCCTCCGCAACATCCTTCATTCGAGCAATAGGCTCATATACTTCCGGGTCGTTCGGCTGAATTAGTTTCAGCGTTTCTTTGCCGTCCCGAATAAGACGACGATATGGCGCATCCAAGCCAGCACACTCAAGAACCGGATTGCCGCCCGGCCCCATCGTTGAACCAACAAC